GGCAGGAAGGTTCGGTAAAAAAAACGGGTTTGCGTTTTTGTCTTGCATAGTTATGCAATCGTTTGCATATATGCGTTTTGGGTTTGCGTTTACTGTTGGTGCTGGTTCGTAAATGCTTTTGCGCTTTAAGTTTCCGTATCGTGCGCCGCGTGAACTGTTACAAGGTTTGCAGGCAGCCACTAAATTATCAAGACCGTTTACGCCTGGCGTCCCGTGTGGCCAGCGGTCTACTTCTATTAAGTGGTCTGCTGTTGTTGCTTGTCTACTGTTGCACCAATGGCATAGGGGTTTGTCCTTAAGTAAGCGTTGCCGGTTTGTTTTAAATTCTGTTTTGCTTCTGGCTTCTGCGTTTAAGCTGCGTTTGTTTTGCTGGGCTGGGTTATGTGTTCTACGTTTCTTGCCTTGTGTCATATTCTCACGCGCCTACGGCTTGTGCTAGCGCGCGCTTTCGCGCTTGCTTTCGGTTTGTTATCGCTGGTCATTATGTCGGGTTTATGTTTGTGGTTTGTTTTGTTTATGTTATTGGTTTGTTTGTCTGTGATTAAACCTAGTGCGCTAGCCCCCCGCTGCTTAGCCTCACGCAGCACCCTATTTCTTTAACCGTTAGCCAGGCCCTATATCACTACAGCGCCTTCTACCCGCGTTACCGCGTATTACGCCAACCGCGCCGCTACGCGCTTAGGCCTATTGTGAAACTTATTTAATTGTCTTTAATTTCGGATAACTTTAGCGCGTCTATAACCTTCGATATATCGCTTTTAGTCAAATCGCCAGTTGTATTTATTTCGCGTTTTAAAACGTTGCTGCAATACTCTTTAAGTTTGTCGCCTGTAATGCCTTGACCATTAGCTAAAGCCCGCATAAGCCCTAATTGCTTAGTGCTGGGCGCTGGCTGGTGCTGAACTTCTGGAAACGGTACTTCTATATCGTGTAACGGTTTAACTGGCGCTAAATGTGTTTGCTGACGGCTTTGGGCTGCTTCGACTTCATCACGACTAGCAATAGCTTTATTAGCCGCAAAACCCGCATAAGCCAAAGCACGGCCCAGCGCCGACGAAAACCCAACTTCGTTTTCACTGAATTTTGTATAGGGGGTTCGGCCTGGGTACAGTTCGCAAGCTGAAGCTACAACTGGTATCGGGTCGTTAGCGTCCCGCCAAACTGTAACCGTACAGCGAATAAAACAGCTTTTATCTGGCATTTCGATAACTTCACGCGCTGTTTCTTGTATGCGTAAATCTGGGTATTTTTCAAACGCTAAACGTAAACGGGTAGCAACGTCGACGTAATTATCTAAACTAAAGCCCATTACGCCGCCTTTGCTGTTTGGTGCTTAATAAGTTCGTCAGTAGCTGGCAACATATCTATAGGCCATAACTGGTTTTGTGGCATAGCAAAACACGGATAACGCCAAGACGTTTGGTAATTGTCTTTTCTTTCGTTACAGCGTTTAAGTGTCGAAAAACCGCGTAGCGTCGCTTCTTGTGTCAGTTGGTCAATAGTTACCAAAATGTATCGGCCTGGTTTGTCGCCATAATGTTTATCGTCTAGCGCGTGAGTAAGTAAACAGCCGTTTTCGTGGTATGTGGCCCGCACTTCGTAACCTAAAACGTCGTTAGACCTAAAACTATACGGTCGATAAACATTTACGTAATCAAAATAGTTAGCTACAGCCTGTTCACCTAAAAGCCCGCAAAATTTTATGGCTTCAGACAATAACGGGTTTGCGTCGTAAGTAGTTTTGGCTTTACGGTTCTCAACTTCTAACTGTATAAGGCCAGAAATTATTAAACAGTTTTTATAATTGTCTTGCGTTAATTGAATAACTGGCTGGCCTAAATCGTTTAGTTTAGTTATCACGAAATACCAAATTTTCTAAACGCTGTACTTCTGTTGCCTGGTGATTTAAACGGTCTTGTAATTCCCGTTCGCGTAATTCGCCCTCTTTTACTTTGGCGCGTAAATCTTTTATTACCGCTAACAAATATTGCAATTCGATTATGACGCTTTTTAAATCTTGTACTAAGTCGCCGTCGTCAAAAACGTATTCGCTGCACCAGTTTTGCAAATTACGAATATTTTTATTTGTAACAAAATCGGTAGTTTTTGGCATAAACATTTCGCTAGGCCGCGCAGGGTCGACTAACGGGACTTTGTTATCTGTTATCTGGTTTATGACGTGCGCTAAAGCTTTTAGCTGTTCACGGTCTGCGTCAAATGGTTCGTTTGGGTTTGGCATTTTCTCGTAGCCTTTCTCGTTTGGTTATAAAGTACCATAGCGCAACCGTGTACGCAGTTAGAAGCAACGCGATAATAAAATGTTTTATAAAGACCACGCCCGCCAGCCTTCGCTATAACGGTAAATGGCTAACGCTGCACGTAGGTTAGTTTCTAAGTCGAATAGTTCGGCGCAGTCGTTTAAAATGCCGTGTGCTTGTAAATAGCCGCGTGGCCAATATTGGCTGGGTTTGCACCAAAAATAGTTTATTTGCATTACGCCCGCGCTACCCCCGTTAGGGTCTTTAGGGTTATATGCGTCTGTTTGGCAGCGGCTTTCACGGTAGGCGACAGCAACAACGGTTGAAAGTTCGTTAACAGGCCAGCCAATATGTTTAGCCATATTGAAAACCTGCCCGCAAAGGGTCTGCGCTGGGGCTGTAGTTGACGTAGAAGGCACGGTAACGGGCTGGCCGTATCCTTCGTAAACCGTGTCGTAGCGTGGCTGTAAATCGTCTGGCGTAGGTGCTGGGGGTTTGGTCAGCATAAACGCAGAAACAAACGCGATAAGCGCCGATATAGCGCCTTTAGTTAATAGGGTCATTAGTTGCCTACTTTCTCGTTAGGGTTAAAACCAGCCTAACAAAACCCCTATACAGTTTTGGGCATATCCTTAAAAACGTCGTTAAACGCTTGTTTTACAAGGTTTTCATTAACAGACATAGCAGGCGAAATTTCTATGTGAAACCAATCGCCGCCCGACCATTTACCCTTTAGCCACGTACCCCTATCGCATTTCCAGCTACGGTTTTCGGCATAGTCGATAACTAACTCTATTTGCAGCGTGTCGGCGTTTTCTAAAAGTTTGTAAATAAACGGTAAAGCTATTTTGCGTTTTTCAGCTATGCCTTTGTCGGTCATTTTTCTATAACTTAAATCAACTGCTAAACCGCGCGCGTGGTTAGATAGCTGGCCTGGTTTAGTTCGAATATCGCGCACTACCCAGCTACCGTTATTCCAAAGCGAATTGCCAGACCGTTTAACTACCTGGCGTATAAATTCGTCCATACCCTGCAACGGGCCTTTAGCTACTGGCGCTTTAAAAGCTGTATAGGGCCTAGTCATTTTCGTCTAAATATTCGTTACGTTTACTTTTAATACCGTTTGAAGCAACCAGGCCCGATAATGTGCCAGTTAAAAAAACTACAATAGTCGACATTAAATCTATAAACGCTGCGTCGTTTGGGCTTTGTTCTATTGGTTGGCTTACAAAAAGTAGGCCGTAGACCATACCTACGACAATGACGCTAAAAACTAAACCTAACAATATGCCTACGGTAACAATTAGGCGCGCGTGTAATTCGTCCGGGCTGTATCGGTAGCGTTTCACGGCGTTATCCCGCAACGGTCTGGTACGTTGCAATTATCTAAAACCATATTTTTGACTTTTGACTTAACCGTTAGTGTATTGTCGCGTGTGGTTTCGCAAGCGCTCAGCACAATTAACAATGCCAAACTAGCCAAATAGCGCGGCGGCTTCATCTGCGGTTAATCCAAGTTTGTCAATAGCGTTTTGGCGCGCCGCAAGTTTTGCAGCTTGTGCTTCGGCTTCAATTTTGTTATCCGCTTCTAATTTTTTTGTAAACGCTAAATACGCTGTTTCTTCTTCTTCGGTCATTTCGCGATTTATACCGTCAACATTTATTTTTAATGTCATAACTTATACCGTCTTTGAATATCCGTAAACCGAATATGTACCCGTTATTGTGCCTGTGCTGGTTAACAAACTAAAACCGTCGTAAGAAACGGTTTGGTCGTGATAAGCCCAAGAAATAAAAATAGTTGTCGTATTGCTCGACCTTTGGTTATTTGACATAATCGGCGTTTTGGCTGCACTAAATGGTTGAAACAAATATGCTTGAATTGCGCTTGGTGCTGACGCGTTGCCTGCACCTAACAAATAATTATCGCGTTGGGTTTGAGTAACGGTTGATGAACCGCCTGACGCTTCAATAGTTTGTCTTTTATATGAATTGGCTGTCGAATTGTCTACGCCGCCAACACGCAAACGCAACTGAACATCTAACTCGGTTGACGCGTCAAAAATAATGTTTAACAGATAATTTGTGTAAGTTGAACTAAAAACATTATTCACATTTATAGTTGAAGCGGTTGTAAACGCTGTTTCGGCTTTGACACATACAAGACCGCTGGCGCTTGCTGTAACTGCTGACGGATAATAAATAGATACGCCCGCACTAGTAAAATAAAGTAAACCACCACCATTTTGCGGAATAGCCAACGGCCCAGCGCTAGAAACCGTAGCCGTACCAGCCGTAACCGTACTCACGCCAGCACCAATGTTTTGCAAATAAACCGTATCGCCTGCATTAAATAAACTTGTATTGACCGTGATAGTTGTAGCGCTTGCGCTATTCATAACAACGCGTGTGCCTTTATCGGCTGCAACAAGTGTGTAACTAGCAGTCTTTGTGCTAACTGTTTGGTTGTAATCGTTCGCCTGCAAACTGTCCATTTGCGCAGCCGTCAAAACTTGGCCTGCTGTAAAATCTTGTATCGCCATAAGTACCTTTCAGACTATCCCAAAACGTTTAGCGCGTCTAGTATCCCGTAAATAGCGTCGTCTAAAATCAGTTCGTAAACAATAGTTGTAGGCGCAGTAAAATATAAAACCTTATGGCCTGAACTTAGGTCTAAAACGTGTTCAATACCTTCTACGCTTAATTCTTGCGCTAGCTGCGTTGTGCCTGCGCCACTAACGAAAGTTTTTTCTATTACTATTGTGTCGCCTATATCGACTGCAGCCAGCGTGTCTTTTTGGGCTGTAGTCAGCATATTAAACGCCGTACCAACAGACGTATAGCGGGCTTCTGGTTCGCCGTCTAACAAATAATCGGCTAAAGCGGCGGCGGCTGTTGTGTTGTGTAAAAGGCTGTTAGTAATGCTTGTAGTTTGTATAAAATATTTTGCTTGGCTGGCCAAGTCCTCTGCTGTTTGCGGGTTGTTACTACCTAAAATTTGTACTACAGCACGGTTAATAACCTGGTCAGCTTCAAAAGTTATGCCTAAAGCGTTGTATTTAATGTTTGTGCCGTCGTCGTTAAAGTTTGCTACTGCGCTGCTAAGCGTTGCACCTATGCGCGGCTGAAACGTTAAAACGCCGTCCCGCGACATAAATAAGCGGCCCTGTTCGGCGTCGTTAATTTGGCTGCAATACGACAAAGCGTTAGTACCCTGCGCTACGGTAAATGCGGACGCGCCGCCTAAAGTTTGTGTACCTGTCGAAATATTGCGGGCCGCTGCTGGAAAATTGACTTCTGGTAAATCTAAAACGGTTTCTAAACGCACGTTTGTTAATTCTTCGCTAACGTTGTATTCGTTTAAAAACGTTTGGCTTAATAAATAAAAATCGTCTGCACAAAAAACGCTTACGGTATCTATACCGCCTAAAGCAAAATTATAATTGTAATTAACGACGTAACCTTTAAAAAGGCATTCGGCTATGTTGCTATCGTCGTAGCGCACTAACTCAACTTGGCGCATAGGCGCTAAACCTGGCTGGGCTAATGCCGTATCAAAATAAGGCGAATTTTGGTCGAACGGGTTGAATATGCCGCTGGTATCGCTAAGCGTAAAAGACATAGTGCCAGCGCCGAACTGGTCGCCAATATCCTCACGGCCACGCTTAACCCGCACATTTACGCAACCGTCTAAAACTGGTGCAAAGTTAGTAGTACCGTCTAAAACGTACTGCGTATTATCTAAAACGCCTGCTGTAGCGTCGTCGAGTGTGAAACCGTCTTGAATAAAGCCCGTGTCTATAAACAGTTCGTAATTACCCGAACCGACTACCGCTACGCCAGCCATTACGCGATTTGCAACTGCAACGGGCCACTAAGACGGTTATAGGCCCGCAAAGCGTCGTTAATAGCTTCGCCTACTTCGCCTTTAGTAGCCAGCTGACTATTTACGTTTATGGTTACGTTGCCTGAAGGCTGGCCTTTGTCTGTTGGTGCGCCTACCGGTATAACGCTAGGCATAGTCGGCGCTGTCATTGTCGGCGTTGTGCTAATCGCGTTATTAAACCCGCTGCTAATGCCTTTAACGTCAGCAAGGTTTATACCTTTTTTACCAAGCTTGGCTTGCGCTATTGCCATAGCCGCTTCAACGCCTGCTAAGTATTGTTGGGCGTTAGATACGCCAGCAGCATAAAATTTACTTGCTGACAAGTTGCCGATAGCTTCGGCTATTGCGTTTGTTTCTTCTACAAGTTTGTTAGCGCGTAAAACGTTTTCACCAGACTTTAAAAGTTCTTTGGCGATAGCTGCGCCGCTATCTATGCCCGCGTCGATTACCTGCTGTAGCGCTTCTTGCGATAGGCCCGTAGCTAATAGCTGTTCTACAAGGTTTGCAAACTCTTTAGCTTTATCGGCTTGTTTTTGTAGCGCACTAAAAAACGTGCTACCTGCGTCCTCGCCGCCTTCCTCAAAAGCTGCGCCAAAATCTAAAGCACCTTTAATTACGTCGCTAACTGATTGCGCAAAATTGTTGAATGCGTCTTGGGCTTTTTTAAGTCTGTCTTTAGCGGCGTCTAGCGCGTCGCCCATTTCTTTTTCTAAAGCTTTAGCGGCGTCTTTTACTGCCTGGCTTACTTTCTTTGCTGCGCCGCTTAAAGTTTTTTCGTCGTCGTCGTCGCCTGCCAGTTCGCTAGCAGTTTTTTTAGCTTTGTTACCAAAACTGTCTAACCGTTTTTCGGCGTCTAAAATTGTTTGGTTTTGGTTAAGTACTGCGCCTTGCAAAACGCTTACTTTGTAGGCGAAACTGTCGAAGCTTTTTTCTAGTGCGCCTATGTCTATGAAATCGTCAAAGACTTTAGACATAGTTTTTATAGCGTCTAACGGGTTGCCAGTTAAAAACTGGAATTGCGCTATAAGTACCTGAACTGATTTATAAACGACGTTTGCCATTTTTGCGGCGTTAACAGCAATAAATTTGAAAGCCTTTACTAAACCTTCACCAGCGCTACCAGTTTCGGCTACAGCCTGTTGAAGGCCTTTGCCTAAACCCTGTTCGCCAAACGCTGTTATAACCCTGTCGACTGCTGGCAGTACTTCGTCGTTTAAAAACTTTACTAACGTAGAAAAAACCGGTAACAGCAATTCGCCTATTTTGGTTTTCACGTTTTCAAATTGTGCGCTTAAAATACGTTGCTGGTTAGCTAGGCCGTCTGAAGTTCGCTCGAAGTCGCCTTGCGCGTCGCCTGTTTGTTCGTAGATTACTTTTTGTGCCGCTAAGATTTTTTGCTGCGCTGTTAATGCACCGCTACCGCTATATATGCCTAGTTCTAATGCAGCGGCTTTAAGTGTTGCGTCGTTAAGCAAAACGCCAAAACGCCTTAACGGTTCAGCTTCGCCGCGTAACGCAGCGCCAATAGCGTTAATGGCTTCGTCTGGCGTTGTGTTATTGAAACTGGCCAGGTCAGCAGACAACGTAATAAAATCTGTTGTAAACGTCGCTAACTGGTCGCCCGCTAAACCAGCAGCTTTACCAAACGTGCCAAACGTACCAGCAGCCGCTAAAACCTGGTTTTGACTTTGCCCGATTTCACGCGCAGCAGTTTTAGCAAAATCGGTTACAGCTTTGCCAGCGTCGCCAAAAATTACTTTTATTTTGCTTGTGTTTTCTTGTAAATCGCTGGCCGCTTGAATAGCTGGCATTAGGCCCTTAGTGAATACAAGCACCGAACCAGCAGCCGCTATAAGGCCTGGCACTACCGAAGCTTTAAGTATGTCGCCTAATTTGCCAGCTGGCCCGGCAATACCTTTTAACGCCTGCTGGGCTTTGTTTAGCCCCGTGTCGTCAAATGTCGAAGTAATCGGTATGTTAATTGCCATAGCGAACCTTCAACTTTTTATTTAAAGTTTTGGCTACTTCGTCGACAATTTGTTTAACCGCATATTGCACGGTTTCCCTATGTTGCTGTACTGCTGGGTCTATGGCGCGTGGCTGGCTTCCAACTTCAACATTTAAATTATTAACGAAATTAGTGTTTTTGGTTTTAATGCCTGCGTGGTCATATATTGCGCCTGCCGCGTCCGTTTGTTGGGCCACCATAAGTTGATAGGGCCTAGCTTTAAAAGTTACGCTATGGCTTTCACGCGGGTTATTTTCTGCGTCAAATTTGTCTTTAAATTGAACCGTGCCGCCTTTGCTGGCCCGTCTACCTACCTTAATTTTTAGGCCAGCTTTAGCCGTTTTGTTAGTCCAATAAACCTCGCGGCCTTTAATAAGTTTGCCGCGAACCATACCCGATAAAGGCGGGACGTCGCCTATTAGTTGGCGGGCTGTAGCGATAATTGGCGCACCAGCGCCTTTAATATCTTTAGTTACTTGCCGTCTGTAAACCTTGTCGTATTTGTTTAGTTCAGCCAAAGTTTCTTTTATGCCTTCGATTTGTAAAACTAATTTTGGGTTAGACATAAGTTTTATTCTGTTTGTTTAAAATTTCTACGACGGTATACAAATCGTTTATACCAAACTCGATATGGCTAGGCCAGTAATGGCAAGTTACTAACACTTCAGCCATAAGATAACTTACTGTGCCTGGTCTGCTTTTAAATCGGCGGCCTGGTCTACTACTTCAATATTTACAAGGCTATTAATAAACGCGTCTAACGAACTAGGGACAGTTATTCCGTTTAGGCGGCTGGCTTCGTAGCACATATACGCTAAGTCCTCTACGCCTATGCCGTTAGCTATGTCTGAAGCTTTGCGCCTATATTTTCTTTCCCATAGAACTATCGTCATTAAATTAGTTTGCACTTCGTAATTGTTGCCGTCTTTAAATACGGCTTTAAGTGTTAATTGCATATTTGCCTTTCGTAGGGCAGCGCCTTATTAGCGTTGCTTGTTTTTTTAGTTCTCAGCGGCCAAAGCCGCGCCATTATGAAACGGCTTTAGTAAGTGTGCCGCCAGTAAACGTCAACGTAATGGTTGACAGTTCGCCAAGACTTGCGTTAATTGGCGTGTGGCTTTCAAGGTAAGTACCTGTAAGCGTGTATTTAGGCGAAGTAGCCGTAGGCGTTACAAGTCCTGCAGCTGTTGGCGAGACTGTAATAGTGCAGTTGTTAATTCCGACAAGACCATAAATAGTTGCTTCGGTTTCTGTTGCTTCGTAACTTTGATAAAGCGTTACTTCAAAAGTGTTGTTTTGTAATGAAGTTATCGAACCTGCGCCGTACTTGCGGGCAATATCCCCGAAACTTGTAGTCTCTAGCTGTTCTAATGAATACGTAAGCACGGCACTAGTAGCCTGGTCCGTAAGATTTACAGCGTTGATAGTTAGCGCTGGTGAGCTTAAATAAACTGAAGTAGCCATATTAAGTTAGTCCTTGTCTGTTTCTGTATCTTTAGTTTTACCAGATTTTTTAGTGCTTTGTGTGGATAGGTGGCCGCCGTCTACTAGCGCTTCGACGTTAACGCCTTCTAAATCTTTATCGGTTACAGTATCGCCAATTTTAAAACCTGCGAACCTGTCCGAAGTAACCATATAACTAGTCATTTGTTTATCCTTACGCTGTCTGGGCTTGCATTGTTATAGTCAAATCATACGCAGGGTAAGCCACGCCGCCTACTAAAGCTTCTGTAGGCCTACCGTCCGTAACGCCTACATTAGCACCCAGCACCAGCGAAGCAAGGTTAAGTAAGCTGCGCTGCGCGTCCAAGTTGCCTGGCCCTAAAGTTATTACCCGTACTGGAAACGACATTTTTACAATGTTGGCGTTAAACGCTTCGAAACTTGGCGCGTCAATAAAAGCGCAAGGCGGGACAAGGTTTCGCGGGTCGTTCACTACCTGTAAGCCTGTAACGGCTGAAAGTGTCGTAGTTAAATTTGTTAGCGACGTATTAAACAGGTCGGTAAAGTTTTGGGGCATTACGCAACCGCTGGCCTATCGACGCCTAACAGCTGTTTAATCATTGGCGACAAACCAAAACTATTAGCTGTACCTAAACCGTCAAACGACGCAAAATCTTGTACGCCGCCGCGTTGACGATATAGCGCGCCGCCATACATAATCGTTCCTAAACTAACTGCCCCATTTGGCACGGTAGTTAAACTTTCGTTTTTATATCCAGCTTCGCGCCTTCTGGCGTAACAAAAATTGTTAGCCGCTAAAGCGCAAGTAGTTAAAAATGCTGTATCAGCTGCCGTTGCTGTACCGATACCTAACCAGTCCTCTATCTGTGTTGCAGTTATCCAAGTACAAACAGGCGTCGTAGTTAGTGTGCCGGTTGCTGCAACTATGTTTACGTTGTCAGCTGTTTTAGCAAATAAAACCTGGTTGGCTATCGGTCTTTCAATGTCGTAAAGAAAAAAGCCTTCTATATCTACGCCATTAAAATAATATTGTGGCAACGCAGCGACGGTATAAGTACCGTTAAACGTGGCGTCAACGCTTGCGATAGTTACGCTTTGTCCTACTTCTAACGGGTCAGCGTTAGTAACAAGTACGACTACTGCGTAATTGTCGGTTAAATATTTTTGTTTGACCGAATAGACGGCCATAGCTGGCCTTCTTTCTAGTCGTTAAACGAACTTGACGAACTTGGTAGCGTCTGCCATAAACGCGGCTGCGTAGCCTCTGAAGGCAATAGTGCGGCCAAGTGTGGCTGGTACGTCTACTGAAATTGCGCCTTTTTGCTGTTCGTAGAACTCGAAGCCTGCGGCTGGTCCTGCAGCGTGGCCCATAAACGAACCTGGCGCGTTTTTGTCAACGACAAGCACAAGGCCAAGCGGGTTACCGTTCCAAGTGTTAGCGGCTGCGTTACCTGCAGCGTTTTGACCCATAAGGTTCGGTGCGCCCGTGTACGGAAATACTGGTCGGTTTGCGTCGTCCACTGATGACGAAAGCGCCGCCCAGCTGGCTGGCGTTACCACCATATGACTAGGCAGATAGTTTGAACTTTCGCTAATTTGTCGTGCGCCGTCATAGATTGCAGCTACCCAGTCAGCACCTACGGCTGTGTCTGCGACGCTTGCAGTTTGTGTAATTGCAGCGTGGCAAGTATCTACAGCGTAGTTATCTGTTGCCTGACCGTAAGCAATAGCTAACTGGTTCAAAATGATGTCAATGCTTGAAGGGTCTGACCAGTCCAAATCTTGTTCGGACACGGTAACAAATGTTCCAAAACTAAGTTTAGAAATATCTGAATTTGACACTTGAACAGTTGAAGCGTTTAACTGGTCAAACTGTGCAGACTGTTGCGCTACTACTGGCCGTGTCGTAATTTTTGGGCGGCGAAAAGTTGCACCAGCTGTAGGCATAGCACGAGTACCAATAGCCGTAACAAATGGTCTAATCGGGTTAAGCGAATCATAGACAGAACCCACAATAATTTCTGGCAAAATGCCTGGCGTCGATTCAGTATTTACAAATGGTGCGACGCCTGGCGCAGCTTCAATTCGTGCCGCGTTAATGTTTGCGTTAAGTTGTGCGAAATCTGAACCGCCGCGTACATACGCTGCGATATATTCTGAAGTCGAAGGCAAACGAAGTTTTTTTGGTTGCGCGTAAACAGTGTGTACGGCTGCAGCTTCAATTACTTGCGGGGTTTCTACTGGTTCGTTCATTTTTGTTACCTCTTGTTCTGGGTCTTGTTTACTATTTAACTCTACTTCTGGTTCTGTTTGGTGGATACTCGCAGCCACCCGTTCAACTTTAGCGGCTTCAAAAGCGCCGTAAGGTAAAAGGCTTAACTCTTGCCAGTCGGCCTTAGTAATAATCATTGTGCCGGCTTCGTCAAAGCTAAATTCGACTGGCAAAATGCCTACCGAAACGCTATCTAAAACGCCGTCTTTGGCTAGTTGTAACGCTTCGTCGCCTGCGCGGGTTTCGCTAATGCGGGCTTCAAATAGCACGGTATCGCCTACCTGTTCGCGGCTTTCCACAATGCCTATAGGCATAGAACTATCGTGATAAAGATACATTTTTGGTTTCTTGCCTTCTAACGGCAAAGCACCATTAGCAAACTTAACTTTTTGACCGTCCGAAACTACCGCTTCGACGTCGTACTGAACCGCTACGCCCGCCAACGTTCTTCGGGGCATTTTTGCGCCGGCGGGCGCAGCGTCTAAATTTAAATCTTGCGGCACTAATCTAATCATCTATTTCTACCGTTTCTACTTCTTTGGCTTCGTCTGGTTTCATTTTTTCTTGCTGTTCTAAATAGCTTTCAATGTCGAAGCGTACTACCGTTCCGCGTGGCAATACGTTATTTGCGCTTAACGTTTCTTGTATGCAATCAATATAAGGTTTGACGCCAAACGTATATAAATCGCGTGAAGCTTCAGCGCTTGAAACATAACTGTAATTTCCTATGCTGACGGAAACAAGATAAGCGGGGACGTTTGCGATACGTGCGATTTCTTTTGCTTGATATTCTGCCGCGTCAATTAAAAGCATTTTGTCGGGCGTTGCCATATTCGGTATTACTTCTACAAATTCGTTTACTGCGCTTGTAGCTGAAGCAAAACGCGCTTCGTCGTATGCTTGCGCTAAATCACGTAATTCTTGTGCGGACATCGGTTCGCCCGAAGTTTGACGAAGTGTTACGGCTGGTTGCAAACTTGAAGCGTTACGGTTACGGGCCTGTTCAAGTTTTAGCGCCGTATCGACTGAAGTAGCGCCAGTATAAATTAGGCCTTGTATCGGGCTTAAAAATTGTATTAAATCTTCGTAGCGAATTGGTAGGCCTTGAAATAAAACTTGTTTAGATGGGCCGAACCAAACGCCGTTAGTTGCTGCCTGGTCTTGTGTTGTAACTATTGCCGCAGGTAGTCGAGTAAACGAACTTGGATAGCCTGAACTATCTCTTTCGGTAACATACCAAAAAGCCCGCCCATAAAACAGTAGGTCGTCCAGTGTAAAACTAAGAATAAAATTATTTGTTACGCCTTTATCTATTCTTGCTAACCAACTGCGCGGCGCTTCGGGTACTAATTCCATTTCTTCGCCGTTCCACATTTCTTTAAACATTTTTAACGGCAAGCAACCTATAACAGAAGCCATAAGGTCTCTACTGCGACTTATTGTCGGGACTTGCATAAATTTTTGTCTAATGCTTCCGTCTGAATAGGCGTAGAAGTTGCCAATTTGAGAAGCGCCGGCATTACTACCAGTTCGATTAGACGCACTACCGGCAGCGGCCTTAACTATTTTTGCTGGTTCAGCTTTGCGGGTAAATAATGCCATTGATTTAGTATGCCACACTTTATAAAAGTTTTGGTGGTAGGTAGCCGCCGCAGTTACCCTACGAGAAAGTTAAGAAACTCGACGGCTACCCGCGTTACACATTAGCCGAAACCCAAACTAAATAGCGTTACGGGTACTTACAATTAACGGCTTACCTATTGTGGCTGGTTTGCTTACCATAGCAACCGCAAACACTAAACAGCGGGCTAATTCAATAGGGCCTGGACTACGCAAACTAGACAAAGTTACAGCGCCTTGATTTTTGACTGCTACGGCCCGTTCTACGTGCTGGGCTAAAAGTGTGCTGCCGTCGTGCCGTATTTTGCCTTCTAAAATTGCTGCCCTAGCGCCTACCGTCCAGCGTTGTAATTCTCGATTACCGACAATAGAAGCGCGTCGTTCAAATTTTGTAGGTAAAGACATTTCAAACGCTGGGGTAATAAGTAGCCGTGTCGTTTGGTCTTGGCAAGCGTTTTCTACAGCCTGCCAACAGTCCGCCAAAGTATCTTTAATAAATTCGACTGCTAACTGTATTTGGCCTTTGCTGTTTAGCGCGGCCCTAACGCCTACATAGCGGGCTTCGTCTTGGCTTTGTTCTATAGCCAGTACGCCGCCTTTGGGCATTGGGTCAGCTGTTACTAGTTTGTCAAAAACGCCAGGCTGTAACCAGCCGTTAGCGCTGGCTGTCCACAAATTTACGCTACTGCGTAGAAACGCGTTACGGTTCGGCTGTTCGGCTTCTGACGCGATTACATCTAGCGTTAACGTGCTGCCTATAGCGGGGTTTGCTTTTATCCACGCTTCGGGCGTCATAGGGTCAATATCGCTACTAGGTGAATACTCAGCAAAATATAGCGACGTAACTTTTTTTTCGTCTATTGCCCGTAAACCCTGTTCACGCCATTTCTGCATTTCTTTACTGCTTTCGTCGCCAGCTGTTGAAGTCATAAACAGCAACGGGCTTTTACGGGTACGCATAGTAGGCAACAGTCCTACGCTTACGCTGTCTGGCGAAACCGCCCAAAGTTCATCTATGCAAACTAAATCAGCTGTAAGACCGTGAAACGAAGTCGGGGTAGCAGCGCGAACTAGCCAGCGTGTACCGTCTGGCAAATTGGCTTCGTTACGGCCTACCGCCCAAGTCAAAATAGCCCCAAATTCTTTTTCCAATATTGGCGCTACCTGGTTAAATAACTCGATAGCTAAATCTAATCTATGGGCCGTAGTAATAATCGTTTGCGGCCTACCGCGCAGCTTCGGCATAACCGTAGCCCAATAGCCAACTACCCCAGCCAGCAAAATACTTTTACCGTTCTGTCTAGCAACACTAACCAGGCCTTGCCTATGCAATAAATCGCCGTTAGCGTCGTGCGCCAATAAACCGCTAGCAACGTGATATTGCCAGTTCATTAATTCAACATTTAAAAAATCTTTAGCCCAAACTTTTACGCCGTCCGCAAAATAACGGCCTTCACGATTACAAACAGTTTCTAAACGCGGCCTGTATATGTCTGAATAATTATGCACTACGTCGACTGGTTGCCTTCTGTCGTCATCTGGCCAGTTCGCGCCAGTTACGGCCAGTTCAGAAACCAAACCGCTATTTTCAGCCATTTTAGATAAGAAAATAGAAGCGTCGGGGGCAGGAAGGTTCGGTAAAAAAAACGGGTTTGCGTTTTTGTCTTGCATAGTTATGCAATTGTTTGCATATATGCGTTTTGGGTTTGCGTTTATTGTTGGTGCTGGTTCGTAAATGCTTTTGCGTTTAAGGTTTCCGTATCGTGCGCCGCGTGAACTGTTACAGGGTTTGCAGGCGGCTACTAAGTTATCGAGACCGTTAACGCCTGGCGTCCCGTGTGGCCAGCGGTCTACTTCGATTAGGTGGTCTGCTGTTGTTGCTAGTCGACTGTTGCACCAATGGCATAACGGTTTGTCTTTTAGTAAACGTTGTCTGTTTGTTTTAAATTCTGTTTTGCTTCTGGCTTCAGCGTTTAAGCTGCGTTTGTTTTGCTGGGCTGGGTTATGGGTTCTACGTTTCTTGCCTTGTGTCATAATCTCACGCGCCTACGGCTTGTGCTAGCGCGCGCTTTCGCGCTTGCTTTCGGTTTGTTATCGCTGGTCATTGTGTCGGGTTTATGTTTGTGGTTTGTTTTGTTTATGTTATTGGTTTGTTTGTCTGTGATTAAACCTAGTGCGCTAGTCCCCCGTGCGCTGCCTTCAATCGCACTCCCATATCTTTAACCGTTAGCCAGGCCCTGTATCACTACAGCGCCTTCTACCCGCGTTACCGCGTATTACGCCAACCGCGCCGCTACGCGCTTAGGCCTATTGTGTAAAGTTATTTAGTTGTCTTTAATTTTGCTAACTCTTTTTTAACGTCCTTTAACGCTTCGACTGCCATTAAATATAACTCTGGGTAGAACGTTTTGACGCGTTGCAAATCTTTAACCGCCATTGACAACGCATAATGCTGTTTCATTAAATGTTCTTTTAATTTCATTTTGGTTCACTTAATTTTAACGCGTCAATAACTTTAGAAATATCCTGTTTAGTTAAATCGCCTGTTGTGTGTATCTCTCGACCCAAAGTAGCGCTACAAAACGTTTTTAAATCGTCGCCTTTTAAGCCTTGCCCATTAGCTAAGGCGCGCATAAGCCCTAATTGCTTTGTGCTAGGCGCGGCCTGGTGCTGTACTTCGGGGAAAGGTACTTCTATATCGTGTAACGGTTTAACTGGCGCTAAATGTGTTTGCTGACGGCTTTGGGCTGCTTCAACTTCATCACGACTAGCAATAGCTTTATTAGCCGCAAAACCCGCATAAGCCAAAGCACGGCCCAGCGCCGACGAAAACCCAACTTCGTTTTCGCTAAATTTTGTATATGGCGTACGGCCTGGATAAAGTTCGCAAGCTGAAGCTACAACTGGTATCGGGTCGTTAGCGTCCCGCCAAACTGTAACCGTACAGCGAATAAAACAGCTTTTATCTGGCATTTCAATAACTTCTCGCGCTGTTTCTTGTATGCGTAAATCTGGGTATTTTTCAAACGCTAAACGTAAACGGGTAGCCACGTCGACATAATTATCCAAGCTAAAGCCCATTACGCCGCCTTTTCTGTTTGGTGCTTAATAAGTTCGTCAGTCGCTGGCAACATATCTATAGGCCATAACTGGTTTTGTGGCATAGCAAAACACGGATAACGCCAGCTTGTTTGGTAATTGTCTTTTCTTTCGTTACAACGTTTAAGCGTCGAAAAACCGCGTAGCGTCGCTTCTTGTGTTAATTGGTCAATAGTTACCAAAATGTATCGGCCTGGTTTGTCGCCATAATGTTTATCGTCTGGCGCGTGAGTAAGTAAACAGCCGTTTTCGTGATATGTGGCCCGCACTTCGTAACCTAAAACGTCGTTACCCCTAAAACTATATGGTCGATAAACATTTACGTAATCAAAATAGTTAGCTACGGCCTGTTCACCTAAAAGCCCGCAAAATTTTATGGCTTCAGATAATAACGGGTTTGCGTCGTAAGTTGTTTTGGCTTTACGGTTCTCGACTTCTAACTGAATAAGGCCCGAAATTATTAAACAGTTTTTATAATCGTCTTGCGTTAATTGAATAACTGGCTGGCCTAAATCGTTTAGTTTAGTTATCACGAAATACCAAATTTTCTAGGCGCTGTACTTCTGTTGCCTGGTGATTTAAACGGTCTTGTAATTCGCGTTCGCGTAATTCGCCCTCTTTTACTTTGGCGCGTAAATCTTTTATAACAGCTAACAAATATTGCAATTCGACTATGACGCTTTTTAAATCTTGTACTAAATCGCCGTCATCGAAAACGTATTCGCTGCACCAGTTTTGCAAATTACGAATATTTTTATTTGTAACAAAATCGGTAGTTTTCGGCATAAACATATCGCTAGGCCGCGCAGGGTCAACTAACGGGACTTTGTTATCTGTTATTTGGTTTATGACGTGCGCTAACGCTTTCAGCTGTTCGCGGTCTGCGTCAAATGGTTCGTTTTGGTTTGGCATTTTCTCGTAGCCTTTCTCGTTTGGTTATAAAGTACCATAGCGCAACCGTGTACGCAGTTAGAAGCGACGCAATAATAAAATGTTTTATAAAGACCACGCCCGCCAGCCTTCGCTATAACGGTAAATGGCTAACGCTGCACGTAAATTAGTTTCTAGGTCAAATAGTTCGGCGCAGTCGTTTAAAATGCCGTGCGCTTGCAGGTAGCCGCGTGGCCAATATTGGCTAGGTTTGCACCAAAAATAGTTAATTTGCATAACGCCCGCGCTACCCCCGTTTGGGTCTTTAGGGTTAAATGCGTCTACCTGGCAGCGGCTTTCACGTATCGAAACAGCTACAACGGTAGACAATTCATTAACAGGCCAACCAACATATTTAGCCATATTAAAAACCTGCCCGCAAAGCGTCTGCGCTGGGGCTGTAATCGACGTAGAAGGCACGGTAACAGGCTGGCTATACCCTTCGTAAACCGTGTCGTAACGTGGCTGTAAATCGTCTGGCGTAGGTGCTGCGGGTTTAGTCAGCATAAACGCAGATACAAACGCGATAAGCGCCGATATAGCGCCTTTAGTTAATAAGGTCATTAGTTGCCTACTTTCTCGTTAGGGTTAAAACCAGCCTAACAAAACCCCTATACAGTTTTGGGCATATCCTTAAAAACGTCGTTAAACGCTTGTTTTACAAGGTTTTCATTAACAGACATAGCAGGCGAAATTTCTATATGAAACCAATCGCCGCCCGACCATTTACCCTTTAGCCACGTCCCTCTATCACATTTCCAGCTACGGTTTTCGGCGTAGTCAATAACTAATTCTATTTGCAGCGTGTCGGCGTTTTCTAAAAGTTTGTAGATAAACGGTAAAGCTATTTTGCGTCCGTCAGCTATGCCTTTGTCGGTCATTTTTCTATAACTTAAATCAGCTGCCAGGCCGCGCGCGTGGTTAGATAGCTGGCCTGGTTTAGTTCGAATATCGCGCACTACCCAGCTACCGTTATTCCAAAGCGAACCGCCAGACCGTTTAACTATTTGGCGTATAAATTCGTCCATACCCTGCAACGGGCCTTTAGCTACTGGCGCTTTAAAAGCTGTGTAGGGCCTAGTCATTTTCGTCTAAATATTCGTTACGTTTACTTTTAATACCGTTTGAAGCAACTAGGCCCGATAATGTGCCAGTTAAAAAAACTACAATAGTCGACATTAAATCTATAAATGCTGCGTCGTTTGGGCTTTGTTCTATTGGTTGGCTTACGAAAAGTAGGCCGTAGACCATACCTACGACAATGACGCTAAAAACTAAACCTAACAATATTCCTACGGTAACGATTAGGCGCGCGTGTAGTTCGTCTGGGCTGTATCGGTAGCGTTTCACGGCGTTATTCCGCAACGGTCTGGCACGTTGCAATTATCTAAAACCATATTTTTAACTTTTGACTTAACCGTTAGTGTATTGTCGCGTGTGGTTTCGCAAGCGCTAAGCACAATTAACAATGCCAAACTAGCCAAATAGCGCGGCGGCTTCATCTGCGGTTAATCCAAGTTTGTCAAGTACGGCTTGACGCGCCGCAAGTTTTGCGGCTTGTGCTTCGGCTTCAATTTTGTTATCGGCTTTTAATTTTTTTGTAAACGCCAAATACGCTGCTTCCTCATCATCGGTCATATCACGGTTTACGCCGTCAACATTTATTTTTAATGTCATAACTTATACCGTCTTTGAATATCCGTAAACTGAATACGTACCCGTAATTGTGCCGGTGCTGGTCAACAAACTAAAACCGTCGTAAGAAACGGTTTGGTCGTGATAAGCCCACGAAATAAAAATAGTTGTCGTATTGCTCGACCTTTGGTTATTTGACATAATCGGCGTTTTGGCTGCGACAAACGGTTGAAATAAATAGGCCTGTATGGCGCTTGGCGCTGTTGCGTTGCCTGCACCTAACAAATAATTATCGCGTTGGGTTTGAGTAACGGTTGATGAACCGCCTGACGCTTCAATAGTTTGTCTTTTATATGAATTTGCAGTTGAGTTATCTACGCCGCCAACACGCAAACGCAACTGAACATCTAATTCGACTGACGCGTCAAAAATAATATTTAAAAGATAATTGGTATAACTGGAACTAAAGACGTTATTGACGTTGATTGTTGAAGCGGTCGTAAACGCTGTTTCGGCTTTAACACAAACAAGACCAGGCGTAGTACCTACTGTTTGCCACGCTGCGCCATCGTAATATTGCGTCGTGTTTGTATCCTCAAGATATGCAAACTGACCTTCGGCCAAAATTTTTTCACCTGTACCACCAAACGCCGCATTACGTGTTGTAGCGCTGGCAAAAACTGGAATACCAGTGTTAATTTCCGTCTGTTGTTGCGCGGTTAAAATTTGTCCTGCTGTAAATGCTGGAACTGATGTTTGCGTGTTTGGCATAAGTACCTTTTAGACTATCCTAAGACGTTTAACGCGTCTAGTATCCCGTAAATAGCGTCATCTAAAATCAGTTCGTAAACAATGGTTGTAGGCGCAGTAAAATATAAAACTTTATGGCCTGAACTTAGGTCTAAAACGTGTTCGATACCTTCTACGCTTAATTCTTGCGCCAGTTCGGTAGTGCCTACGCCGCTGGTAAAAGTCTTTTCTATGGTTATTGTTTGGCCTATGTCGACTGTCGCTAGCGTGTCTTTTTGGGCTGTAGTCAGCATATTAAACGACGTGCCAACAGACGTATAGCGGGCTTCTGGTTCGCCTTCTAACAGATAATCGGCTAGGTCAGCGGCTGCCGTGTCATTGTGCAAAAGGCTGTTAGTAATGCTTGTAGTTTGTATAAAATATTTGGCTTGGCTTGCTAAGTCCTCTGCTGTTTGCGGGCTGTTGCTACCTAAAATTTGTACTACAGCCCTATTTATTACCTGGTCAGCTTCAAACGTTATACCTAAAGCATTGTATTTAATGTTTGTGCCGTCGTCGTGAAAGTCAGCAACCGAAGCGCTAAGCGTGTTACCTATGCGCGGCTGAAACGTTAAAACGCCGTCGCGCGACATAAATAGTCTGCCTTGTTCAGCGTCGTTAATTTGGCTGCAATACGAAAGCGCGTTAGTCCCCTGCGCTACGGTAAACGCGGACGCACCGCCTAAAGTCGCTACCCCTGTTGAAATGTCCCTAGCTGCTGCTGGAAAATTGACTTCTGGTAAATCTAAAACGTTTTCTAAACGTACGTTAGATAGTTCCTCGTCTACGTTGTATTCGTTTAAAAATGTTTGGCTTAATAAATAAAAATCGTCAGCGCAAAAAACGGTAACGGTATCTATACCGCCTAACGCAAAATTATAATTGTAATTTATAACGTAACCTTTGAAAAGATATTCGGCTGCGTTGGTGCTGTCGTAGCGCACTAATTCGACTTTACGCATAGGCGCTAAACCTGGTTGCTGTGTAGCTTCCGACCAATAGGGCGAAAGTTCATCGAACGGGTTGAATATGCCGCTGGTATCGGAAAGAGTAAAAGACATAGTGCCAGCGCCAAACTGGTCGCCTACGTCCTCACGGCCACGCTTTACCCGCACGTTTATGCAACCGTCTAAAACGGCTGCAAAGTTAGTAGTACCGTCTAAAACGTATTGCGTATTATCTAAAACGCCTGCTGTAGTGTCGTCGAGTGTAAAGCCGTCTTGAATAAAACCCGTGTCTATAAACAGTTCGTAATTACCCGAACCAACTACCGCTACGCCAGCCATTACGCTATTTGCAATTGCAGCGGGCCGCTTAGACGGTTATAGGCCCGCAAAGCGTCGTTAATAGCTTCGCCTACTTCGCCTTTAGTGGCCAGCTGGCTATTTACGTTTATGGTTACGTTGCCTAACGGTTGGCCTTTGTCTGTTGGTGCGCCAACGGGTATAACGCTAGGCATAGTCGGCGCTGTCATTGTCGGCGTCGTGCTAATTGCGTTAGTAAATTCGCTGCTAATACCTTTTACGTCAGCAAGGTTTATACCTTTTTTACCTAGCTTGGCTTGCGCTACAGCCATAGCAGCTTCGACGCCCGCTAAGTATTGTTGGGCGTTAGATACGCCAGCGGCGTAAAATTTGTTAGCCGACAAAATGCCTATTTGTTCAGCTATTTTGTTTGTTTCCTCTACAAGTTTGTTAGCGCGTAAAACATTTTCACCAGACTTTAAAAGTTCTTTGGCGATAGCTGCGCCGCTATCTATGCCCGCGTTGATTACCTGCTGTAGCGCTTCTTGCGATAGGCCCGTAGCTAACAACTGTTCTACTAAATCGGCAAACTCTTTAGCTTTATCGGCTTGTTTTTGTAGCGCACTAAAAAACGTGCTGCCTGCGTCCTCGCCGCCTTCCTCGAAGGCTGCGCCGAAATCTAAAGCGCCTTTAATTACGTCGGTAACTGAAGTAGCAAAATCATTAAAAGCGTCTTGGGCTTTTTTAAGTCTGTCTTTGGCTGCGTCTAACGCTTCGCCCATTTCTTTATTGAGTGCAGTTGCAGCGTTTTTAACGGCTTCAGTTACTTTGTTTACTGCGCCTTTGCCGCTACCTTTTTTGTTTTCGTCGCTTGCTAAACCGTCTAAGTCAGTTGTAACTTTTTTAATTACGTTGCCAAAACTATCTAAACGATTTTCGGCGTCTAAAATTGTTTGGTTCTGGCTTAAAACTGCGCCTTGTAAAACGCTTACTTTATAGGCGAAACTGTCGAAGCTTTTTTCTATTGCGCCAATATCTATAAACGTGTCAAAGGCTTTAGCCATTGTTTTTATGGCGTCTAGCGGGTTACCTGTAACGAACTGAAATTGGGCTATAAGTACCTGGACGGCTTTATATACAACGTTTGCCATACGTGCCGCGTTGACAGCAATAAATTTAAACGCTTTTACTAAACCTTCGCCAGCGCTACCAGTTTCAGCTACAGCCTGTTGAAGGCCTTTGCCTAAACCCTGTTCGCCAAACGCTGTTATAACCCTGTCAACTGCTGGCAATACTTCGTCGTTTAAAAATTTTACTAACGTAGAAAAAACAGGTAACAACAATTCGCCAATTTTTGTTTTTACGTTTTCGAATTGTGCGCTTAAAATACGTTGCTGGTTTGCTAGACCGTCTGAAGTTCGCGCGAAATCGCCTTGCGCGTCGCCTGTCTGTTCATAGATTACTTTTTGTGCCGCTAAAATTTTTTGCTGCGCTGTCAATGCACCGCTGCCGCTATATATGCCCAATTCCATAGCAGCGGCTTTTAACGTTGCGTCGTTTAACAAAACTCCAAAACGCCTTAACGGTTCAGCTTCACCGCGTAACGCAGCGCCAATAGCGTTAATGGCTTCGTCTGGCGTAGTGTTATTAAAACTGGCTAGGTCAGCAGACAAAGAAATAAAATCGGTTGTAAACGTCGCTAACTGGTCGCCTGCTAAACCTGCAGCTTTACCAAACGTGCCGAACGTGCCAGCAGCCGCTAAAACTTGGTTTTGACTTTGCCCGATTTCACGCGCAGCAGTTTTAGCAAAATCGGTTACAGCTTTGCCCGCGTCCCCAAAAATTACGCTTATTTTGCTTGTGTTTTCTTGTAAATCGCTGGCCGCTTGAATAGCTGGCATTAGGCCTTTAGTGAATACAAGCACCGAACCAGCAGCCGCTATAAGGCCTGGCACTACAGAAGCTTTAAGAATATTGCCTAATTTGCCAGCTGGCCCGCCAATACCTTTTAATGCTTGCTGCGCTTTGTTTAACCCTGTGTCGTCAAACGTTGAAGTAATCGGTATGTTAATTGCCATAGCGAACCTTCAACTTTTTATTTAGGGTTTTGGCTACTTCGTCGACAATTTGTTTAACCGCATATTGCACCGTGTCCCTATGCTGTTCTACTGCTGGGTCTATAGCGCGTGGCTGGTAACCGACTTCGACATTTAGATTATTAACAAAATTAGTATTTTTTGTTTTAATGCCTGCGTGGTCATATATTGCGCCTGCCGCGTCCGTTTGCTGCGCCACCATAAGTTGATAAGGCCTAGCCTTAAAAGTTACGCTATGGCTTTCACGCGGGTTATTTTCAGCGTCAAATTTGTCTTTAAATTGAACCGTACCGCCTTTGCTGGCCCGTCTACCTACCTTAATTTTTAGGCCAGCTTTAGCCGTTTTGTTAGTCCAATAAACCTCGCGGCCTTTAATAAGTTTGCCGCGAACCATACCCGATAAAGGCGGGACGTCGCCTATCAGTTGGCGGGCTGTAGCGATAATTGGCGCACCAGCGCCTTTAATATCTTTAGTTACTTGCCGTCTGTAAACCTTGTCGTATTTGTTTAGTTCAGCCAAAGTTTCTTTTATGCCTTCGATTTGTAAAACTAATTTTGGGTTAGACATAAGTTTTATTCTGTTTGTTTAAAATTTCTACGACGGTATACAAATCGTTTATACCAAACTCGATATGGCTAGGCCAGTAATGGCAAGTTACTAACACTTCAGCCATAAGATAACTTACTGTGCCTGGTCTGCTTTTAAATCGGCGGCCTGTTCAATTACTTCAATATTTACGAGGCTGTTGATAAATGCGTCTAGCGAACTGGGTACGGTTATTCCGTTTAGTCGGCTGGCTTCGTAGCACATATAGGCTAAATCCTCTACGCCTATGCCGTTAGCTATGTCTGAAGCTTTGCGCCTATATTTTCTTTCCCATAGAACTATGGTCATTAAGTTAGTTTGCACTTCGTAATTGTTGCCGTCTTTAAATACGGCTTTTAGTGTTAATTGCATATTTGCCTTTCGTAGGGCAGCGCCTTATTAGCGTTGCTTGTTTTTTTAATTCTCAGCGGCCAAAGCCGCGCCATTATGAAACGGCTTTAGTTAGTGTGCCGCCAGTAAACGTAAGCGTAATGGTCGACAGTTCACCAAGACTTGCGTTAATTGGCGTGTGGCTTTCCAAATAGCACCCGACTAGGCTGAATTTCGGCGAAGTGGCACTAGGTGTTACAAGACCTGCAGCCGTTGGCGAAACCGTAATAGTTGTTTGAATACCGACCAAACCATAAATAGTTGCTTCGGTTTCTGTCGCTGCGTAACTCTGATAAAGCGTTACTTCGAAGCTGTTGTTTTGCAACGAAGTTACAGCAGCACCGCCAAACTTGCGGGCCGTATCGCCAAACGACGTAGTTTCAAGCTGTTCGTAATTGTATGTCAATACTGCGCTAGTCGCTTGGTCTGTTAAGTCAACGCTGTTTATGGTTAGTGCGGGTGAACTTAAATAAACTGAAGTTGCCATATTTGGTTAGTCCTTGTCTGTATCTGTATCTTTAGTTTTACCAGATTTTTTAGCGCTTTGCGTGGATAGGTGGCCGCCTTCTACAAGCGCTTCGACGTCTACGCCTTCTAAATCTTTGTCAGTAACAGTATCGCCGCGTTTAAAACCTGCGAACCTGTCCGAAGTAACCATATAGCTAGTCATTTGTTTATCCTTACGCTGTCTGGGCTTGCATTGTTATAGTCAAATCATACGCAGGGTAAGCCACGCCGCCTACTAAAGCTTCTGTAGGCCTACCGTCCGTAACGCCTACATTAGCACCCAGCACCAGCGAAGCAAGGTTAAGTAAACTGCGCTGCGCGTCTAGGTTGCCTGGCCCTAAAGTTATGACCCGCACGGGAAACGACATTTTTACTATGTTGGCGTTAAACGCTTCGAAGCTTGGCGCGTCAATAAAAGCGCAAGGCGGGACAAGGTTACGCGGGTCGTTCACTACCTGTAACCCTGTAACGGCTGAAAGTGTCGTAGTTAAATTTGTTAGCGACGTATTAAACAAGTCGGTAAAGTTTTGGGGCATTACGCAACCGCTGGCCTATCGACGCCTAACAGCTGTTTAATCATTGGCGACAAACCAAAACTATTAGCTGTACCTAAACCGTCAAATGACGCAAAATCTTGTACGCCGCCGCGTTGACGATATAGCGCGCCGCCATACATAATCGTTCCTAAACTAACTGCCCCATTTGGCACGGTAGTTAAGCTTTCGTTTTTGTAGCCTGCTTCGCGCCTTCTGGCGTAACAAAAATTGTTTGCAGCTGCCGCGCATTGTGTTAAAAATGCTGTATCGGCTGCCGTCGCTGTACCGATACCTAACCAGTCCTCTATTTGGCCTGCAGTTATCCACGTGCATACAGGCGTTGTAGTTAGTGTGCCTGTTGCTGCAACTATGGTTACGTTGTCTGCTGTTTTTGCGTATAGAACCTGGTTAAGTATTGGCGTTTCTATGTCGTAGATAAAAAAGCCTTGTTCGTCTACGCCAGTAAAATAATATTCGGGTAACGCAGCGACGGTATAAGTACCGTTAAAGGTTGCGTCGACGCCAGCGATAGTTACGCTTTGCCCTACTTCTAACGGGTCGGCGTTAGTAACAAGTATGACTACTGCGTAGTTATCGGTTAAATATTTTTGTTTGACCGAATAGACGGCCATAGCTGGCCTTCTTTCTAGTCGTTAAACGAACTTAACGAACTTGGTAGCGTCTGCCATAAACGAAGCTGCATAACCTCTGAAGGCAATAGTGCGGCCAAGTGTGGCTGGTACGTCTACTGAAATTGCGCCTTTTTGCTGTTCGTAGAACTCGAAGCCTGCGGCTGGGCCTGCTGCGTGGCCCATAAATGAACCTGGCGCGTTTTTGTCTACGACAAGTACAAGGCCTAGCGGGTTACCGTTCCAGCTTGTAGCTGACGAATTACCGGCAGCGTTTTGACCCATAAGATTAGGCGCACCTACAAACGGAAATGTAGGTCTATTTTGGTCGTCCGTGCTGGACGCAAGTGCCGCCCAACTCGCGGGCGTTACAACCATATGAGTAGGTAGGTAATTTGAACTTGCGCTAATTTGTCGTGCGCCATCATAAATTGCGGCTACCCAATCAGCGCCTACGGCTGTATCTGCAACTGTTGCGGTTTGTGAAATTGCAGCGTGGCAAGTATCAACAGCGTAATTATCAGTTGCTTGTCCATAAGCGATAGCTAACTGGTTAAGGATTATGTCAATCGAATTTGGGTCTGACCAGTCCAAGTCCTGTTCGCTGACTGTCACGTATGTACCGAAACTTAGTTTGGAAATATCCGTGTTGGACACTTGAACAGTTGACGCGGTAAGCGTGTCAAATTGGTCGGCTTGTTGTGCAACTGTTGGCCGTGTTGTAATTTTTGGTCGGCGAAATGTTGCGCCCGCTGTCGGCATAGCACGAGTACCGATAGCGCTAACAAATGGTCTAATTGGGTTAAGCGAATCGTAGACGCTGCCAACGATAATTTCGGGCAAAATGCCTGGCGTCGAATCAGTATTAATGAAAGGCGCTGCACCTGGCGCAGCTTCAATACGTGCCGCGTTAATGTTTGCGTTAAGTTGTGCGAAATCTGAACCGCCGCGTACATACGCTGCGATATATTCCGAAGTCGAAGGCAAACGAAGTTTTTTAGGTTGCGCGTAAACAGTGTGTACGGCTGCAGCTTCGATTACTTGCGGGGTTTCTACTGGTTCGTTCATTTTTGTTACCTCTTGTTCTG